TTATGAAACCGGAAAAACTTTTTTAGATTGTAATACATGGGATTATTCAACAACTACCGGAAAGCATAGAAATATCTTTTTAAATGAAACAAAAAGAGAAACCGAAAAAAAGATTAATTCCGGTGAATATGTTTTATACGATCTTAATTCAAATGACGCTTTAGATGGTGCTTTTTTCGCTAATAATGATGGGGGGTTAAGATAATGCAAGGTAAAATAAGAGTTTCTTTTTATAGTATGCTTTTTCTAGGCTCTTTAATATATGGCCTTAATTATGGGGAAAGTTTGCTATCTCATGATTGGATAACAAGGTTTGATTATTTGAATATCTTATTATCTGGCTTTGTTTGTTCTATGTCTTTATTTCTTTTATTAGATGTAAATACTAATAATAAAGGGGGGTTTTAATATGGATAATATAATAATGAGAGATAGTGAAACAGCTTTTAATAATGCAATTAATAAAGGCCTTATGACCAAACCAGAGGATTATATGTATATGTATAGTAAAACTTTTGCTAATGGGCTTATTCATGATGTCTTTAAACATAGAGAAACCCGGCATTATGAAACTGTTAAAATAGAGCCAGAAATGCCAGATTTTAACAAGGCTATCAATTATGATGTTCTGGATACTATGAGCTTAAAAGATCTTAATAAACTTGATAAGATATTATCTAAAATAGATTATTAGTTTTAAATAAATCTTTTAATAAATTAGCCGGTTGAAATATACCGGCTTTTTTTATGGGTGCTTAAAAATCCTGGTGCTAATTATTTTAATTATTTTTGTAATAAATGGCCGGTTCAATCGTTGTATATATATGAACATAAAAAACAATACAAAAGACAATATAAAAGCATGGCAAGAAATAGACGCTATGAATGATTATTATATTAAATTGGGGCTATGGTTAGCCTTAATACAAGTAATAGCCATAATAGCTTATATAGCCTTACAATAGATTATAAGAGCTTATACGATACCGGGGTATTAATTGGGGTTATATCATGCACCCCGGCCACGCTATCCCGGCGTATATAAACTTGTAAAGATAGGAAACCGGCTTTAATTTGATGGGGTAGGGGTATTTTTACCGGCTTTTCTATGGGCTAATAACAGTTAGATATGAGCCTATAAACAATATACCCTTATTTTATAGGGTGTTGGGGCTTATAGTTTATTTTTACAGTTTCTTTTAGTTTATTTTCTATTGATATGCTTATAATTCCTATCTAAAAAGGCCGGTTAAATTGTGAGAGATTGCTATATATGGGGGGGCAACTGACAGGGTGGGGGTGTGCGTTAGCGTATACAGCCCTGACCAAATTTTTAAAAAAAGGGACTGTAAACGAACACGACCAGGTGGGGCAGGAACAGTATTTGTAAACTCCATACAACATATTGTGTTTTTTTGGGGAAGGGTTTACATATATTGTAAAATAATGTAATAATAGGTGTCATAGTTAACATATAATTAACTATACTGTAATGACACTTACAGATATGCCTTAGACAAAGGTACAAAATGGCTTCTAATGACAGTTTTATAACTAATGACCATGCTGATCTAACTGTCCCCATCGTAACTGAAATAGATCTGGATATTAACCCAGAAAACATACTCAATATCGTTGCATATATATTCCCTAGACAAGAGGATACTTGTGCAGAATGTAGAATAGAGTTTGAAGAAGTAATAGATAAGTTAATTAACTACTATACTGAAGCAGATAGGGATAATCTTAATCAGATATATTCGATAGCACACGAATTGACTCGACAAGCAGAACGCTTGAGAGCTGTAGCTTCTAAAATAGAGGAATCCGAAGATAGTTATTTCCCCCCTCTTGATGAGGAAGAAGAAGAAATAAATGGAAATTCCTATGAGTTGGAAGAAAAGTGAATTAAATCGAATAGATCTTGAGCAGCTACTACAATATGCAATAAAACAGAAGTTATCTAATACCCTAACCACAGTAAAAGCGTGGTGTAAGAAAAATGAGATCCCTTACGATATAACTTTAGAGGATCTAAAACCTTTCCCCCTTACTTGTCCTGTATTTAATACCCCTATTGATTGGTTGAAAGAAGGACAAGGCCCTTCAAACGATTCTCCATCAATAGATCGTATGAAACCAGACTTAGGATATGTTCCAGGGAATGTAAGAATAGTTAGTCAGAAAGCTAATCGACTAAAACAAAACGCCACTAAAGAAGAATTAGTAGCAATAGTAGATTACATGGATGATTAAAACAGAATGTTATTATAGGTATAAAAAAAGGGAGTTAGTATATCCTATATACTATACCCCCCCGGACTGTAGTCCTGTTATACCATGTAATTTGCAATCGGTCAAACTAAATTTTAATTAATTTCATCTGTTGACATAACTATGCCCTTAATGATATAAATACTATGAGCACAACTCAGATTAACCTTCATTATATTCGTGCTGCTATTCTGGCTAACACCGGAGTAGATCTTGGGTTTGAAGAGATAAAAAAACTTCTTGTAGAAGAAAAGCTCATAACCCAATCACAAGCGAGTAAAATAAAGATACTTAAAAATTATAATGAGTATTATGATGACTACACTACAGGTAGATCGTCTTCTAGTAGTGGCTCGTCTAACAAGGAAAAACAATGAAAATGAAAGTTGAAAAAGCTAATTGTGGTGCATCAACCAAAGCCCATAAAGGGTTTAACATGGGTGGTGGGTATCAGAAACTATCTAATACTAGCCGACTATCTAAAGATGCTGACAGAGAGCAAAATCTTAAAAAGATGGGTTTAAGCACAGGAGCTATGGTAGAGCGTAGAGAGAAATCTGACGCTAAGAAAGCAGCTCAAGCTAAAACTGAATCTATGAAGAAGGGTGCTCAAAAAGGATCTAAAGCTAAAACTATACAGTCTATGAAAAAGAAAGACGAAGTTAAGGCGTATGGTGGAAGCTACATGATGGGTAAAAAGAAAAAGAAGAAGTCTTACTAATATATGGGGAGTAAGTTTAACCCTATTAAATTTTGTAAGAAAGCTAATTTAGTACCCACAAACAAGAAATACTTACAGATGATGCGAGTGTTTAAGATAACCATAATAGCGACTATAATAATAGTATTGCTATCTTTCTACTAAAGAAGGGCGTTACTATTGAATATTGAAGACGCATATTATGCAGGTAAACAAATTGTCTGCGAAAATGAAAAGCTAGTATCGTATGACGCTAGTTTTATTATTGATGGAACTAATCCTGATATAAAAAACTATAAAGAAGTCATACCAAGAGTTTATACAACTCCTTTTTTGAGTAAAGGGTTCTGCAAAGAGCTATTAGAAGAGTCAATACGACTAACTACAAAAGGAGATACCTTTGAGGTAAACCCTACAGAGGTCGGATCAGTACAAGTACCTGAGTTTAACTTTAAAAAAGTCCCAGGTATTTATAATGTACTTATTAGAGCTGTAAAAGAAAACTTAGTACCTATATTTAATCATTTATGGGGGAGAGCTAAGTATTACGAAGCTACTATACAGATAGCTAACTACAGCCCTAAAGAAATATCTGAAATATCGTATCACTTTGATAGTGCTGGGGATGTTTCAGTAGTAGTCCCACTTAATACAGGAGAGTATGAAGGTGGGGGAACAGAATTTTTGAATCGAGGTACAGTTGCACCATTATCAAATGGAACAGCTTTATTTTTTGATTCTTTTACTAATAAGCATAGAGGTCTGGCTGTAACAAAAGGACAACGATACCTATTAGTAATGTGGATAAAAGGTTATAATTATAGCTTTGACTTAACCAGGGAATAGAACATGGAATTTATTTTTGATTTTATAACAACCTGTACCTATATAATTACAATAGCATCAATTATTGCTGCTTACACTCCTAGTGAGAAAGATGATCGCTGGATCTCTAAATTATATGGTTACTTAGATATTATTGCGTTAAATTTTAAAATTAGACGCTAATGCCCAACAAAAAACCTAAATCTAAAGTAAATAGTGCAGGTAATTACACTAAACCAACCATGCGTAAGAATCTCTTTAATTCAATTAAAGCAGGATCAAAGGGGGGTAACGCTGGGCAATGGTCTGCAAGAAAAGCTCAGATGTTAGCAAAACAATATAAAGCAAAGGGTGGGGGTTATAAATCGTAATGGCCCTAGCTAAATCCCAAAAGTCCCTAAAGAAGTGGGGCAAAGAGAAATGGCGTACTTCTGATGGTAAGCCAAGTAAAGGGAAGAAAAGATACTTACCAGATGCTGCTTGGAAATCTCTAACAAAGAGTGAGAAAGCTGCAACTAATAAAGCAAAGGCTAAAGGCAATGCGAAAGGTAAACAGTTTGTAAAACAACCTAAAAAAATTGCTAAGAAAACAGCAAAACATAGGAAATAAGCATGGCACATGAGAATCGTAAGGCAGCAATGCTTAAAAAACATGGCTTAAAAGGAGTTAATAAACCTAAAAAAACTCCAGGACATAAAACAAAATCTCATGTGGTATTAGCCCAGAAAGGGCATGAGTTAAAACTAGTTCGGTTTGGACAGCAAGGCGTTACAGGGGCAGGTAAAAACCCTAAGAGTGCAAAAGATAAAGCAAGAAAAAAATCTTACTATGCTAGACATAATGCTCAAGATTCTAAACCAGACAAGTTTAGTGCAAGATATTGGAGTCATAAAACAAAGTGGTAGAAGAAACTAAAAAACTAACAGAAAAACAAGAAGCCTTTTTGGAAGCTCTGTGTGGAGAAGCCAAAGGTAATATTCGTGGTGCTATGAACATAGCTGGATATTCTGAGAATACTAAAATAAGTGAAATAGTAAGTTCATTAAAAAATGAAATAGTAGAAAGATCTTCTTTGTTATTAGCAATGAACGCCCCTAAAGCTACATTTAGTATGGTAGATGTATTAGATGATCCTGGACAGATGGGTGCACGAAACGCAGTTTCGGCAGCGACCCAAATTTTAGATCGAACAGGGCTTGTTAAGAAAGAACAAATACAAGTAACTACAGATACAGGTGGGCTATTTATACTGCCACCGAAGAAGGAAAATGACTCAGAAGATAATTATACAGGAGAAGTGGGAGAGTAAGACTCGCCCCAATCCTACAGCTAAGATACCTTATGGGTATCAAGCAAACACAGAAGATCCATTACTTCTTGAGCCTATTCAAGAGGTAGTTGAGAAGGTTAGTGTTGCATTATCGTATTTAGATAATGGACATTCTTTAAGAGAGACTGCAAGGTGGTTATCTGAAGAAACAGAACACAATATTTCTCATCAAGGATTATCTAATATATGGAAGCGTTTTAGAGGGGATACTAAAAATAATCCAAGGGCGAAGAAACTCTCAGAGAGGAAAAAGAAAAATACTCCTAAGACAAAGAAGGCGAAGGAAGAGTATCTTCTTCGACAAAAAAGAGCAGCAGGAAAACGATCAGTTACTGTTGCAGAAAAAAAATTAAAAGAGATTACTAAAGCGACAAAGGATGTCGCACCCAATGGGTTAGGTGGTACTGAAAGTATACAGACACTACCTCAAAATAAAGAGATTTTATTTAAACCTAATCCTGGGCCACAAACAGAATTTCTCGCAGCAAACGAAAGAGAAGTTTTATATGGTGGTAGTGCTGGGGGTGGCAAAACTTATAGTTTAATAGCCGACCCTATGAGGTATTTCCATAATAAGAATTTTAATGGATTGATCCTCAGAAGGACAAATGATGAATTAAGAGAGATGATCTGGAAGACTCAGGAATTATATCCTAGAGCATTTCCAGGTGCTAAGTGGGGAGAAAAGAAGTCTCAATGGACTTTCCCTAGTGGAGCTAGATTATGGCTTACTTACTTAGAAAGGGATGAAGATTGTTTAAGGTATCAAGGACAAGCGTTTAGTTATATTGGCTTTGATGAATTAACCCAACACCCAACGCCTTTTGCGTGGAATTACATGAGATCTAGGTTAAGAACTACAGATCCTGAACTTCCAATCTTTATGAGGGCAACAACCAACCCAGGTGGCCCTGGGCATAATTGGGTAAGGGAAATGTTCATTAAACCAGCTCCAGAAAATAGGAGCTTCCCTGCAACTGACATTGACACAGGAGAGGTATTAGAGTATCCTGAAGGACATGAAAAAGCTGGTCAAACTCTATTTGACAGGAAGTTTATACCAGCTAAATTAAAAGATAACCCATACTTAGTTAGAGATGGGGCGTATGAAGCCAACTTGCTATCCTTACCAGAAATGCAAAGAAGGCAACTCCTAGAGGGAGATTGGTCAGTAGCCGAAGGTGCTGCGTTTTCAGAGTTTAAGAATAGTGTCCATGTTGTCGAGCCTTTTGAAATACCTTACGATTGGACTAGGTTCAGGTCTTGCGACTTTGGGTACTCTAGTTTTAGTGCAGTACATTGGTATGCTATTGATCCAGCTTTCGAGAATTTAATTATTTACCGAGAGCTATATGTCTCTAAGCATACAGCAAGAGATTTAGCTAGAAGAATTTTAGCCATAGAAACAGAAGCCAAAGAACAAATGGCGTATGGGGTACTAGATTCTTCTTGTTGGCATAATAGAGGACAGTTTGGCCCTAGTATTGCAGAAGAGATGATGGCTGAAGGGGTCAGGTGGAGACCTTCAGATAGAACAGCAGGTTCTAGGATAGCAGGAAAAAACAGACTGCATGAACTATTGAAAGTAGACGAAATAACAGATGTACCTGGCATTTGTTTTTTTGAAAACTGTAGGCAAATTATTTCAGACTTGCCTGTTATACCTTCAGACCCAAAAGGGACTGATGATATTGATAAGAGATATGCTTCAGATCACGCCTACGACAGTATTAGGTATGGAATCCAAACAAGACCAAGGACTGTATCTTTATTCGACAGGGAAAAGCCACAGTATAAGTGGAGACCTGCCGATACAACATTTGGATATTAAAAAATTATGGCATTAGTAAAAAAACCAACCGATGAAGAAAACTTATCTTTTGATGCAAAGAAAGATAACGATTCAGTATTAGCTTTAAACGAAGAGGGAGATGTTGAAAATCAAAACAACTCCTATTCAGGTTTAGTAGATTATATTGAAAGTAAATTTAATAAATCTAAAGATAGTAGACACTCTGACGAAAACAGATGGTTGAACTCTTACAGAAACTATCGTGGTATTTATTCTACTGATGTTCAATTTAATGATACAGAAAAGTCTAGGGCTTTTATTAAAATTACTAAGACTAAAGTATTAGCAGCGTATGCACAAATTATAGATGTTTTATTTGCAGGTAATAAATTTCCTATAGGTATTAATGCAACTATACTTCCTAACAATGTTTTAGAGTCTGCCTACTTTGATCCTAAAGAACCTACAGAAGATAAAATAGCAGAAATCACAGGAAAAAAATCTGCTACTGTTAAACGAAAAGAAATTCTTAAAGAAGTAGGTGCTTACGAAGATGCACTTAAAAGTATTGAAGATGAGCTTCAAGAAGGTGCTGGTAAAACTCCAACATCTTTTACTTTTGAACCAGCTAAGAAAGCTGCAATGGGAATGGAAAAGAAAATCCATGACCAATTAGAAGAGTCTCATGCTAGTAAACATTTACGATCTGTTGCTTTTGATATGTCTTTATTTGGAACAGGCGTTTTAAAGGGGCCTTTCGCTCTT